CCTCTGATATCACTGAATCAGACATCAAAACGTTCCTTGTCCACCGTTGCTGTTAAAGTAACGTCCCTTGAACTGAGACTGTGTGCCTTTGGTGAGTTGTTGCGACACGCCACCCTCTTTACGTCTTTCAGGGGCATTCGGAGGAGGTGCATCGACCTCTTCCATCGTGATCTCAACCGGCTCATCCATCATTTCTACGTTTTTCATGACCATCTCCTAATGTTTCACGTGAAACAATTAACCCATTTTGTTTATGCGGCTCTGATTAACTTCCGCCCGTAACAGGGCAATATCCTCTTGAGAATCAATCTTTTCTCTGTCGATCTCTTGATTTTCAGCAGCTTTCTGCTGATCAAAGTCCAAACGGGCCGAAAACTCGCTTGCCTTCCGTTGAAGATCCATTTCCTTAATATCAAGCTCCTTGTCACGGAGCGCAACCAAGGGATCAACATCCGCACCCGGCGGCGGTCCAAGCAGAGGCATGATTTCTTGCGTATATTCAGCAATAAGCTGTGCAACCTCGGCCTCTACGTCCATCGGAGGTGGCTGCATTCCTTGGGCCATCGCTTGTTCCGCCATCATCATAGTCTTCGCTTGAACAACATTCCGGGCCTTGAGCGCAATATGCTCACAGATATGAGCTTGAAGAAGGCCAAGAACAGGGGGAGTGCCGGCTGGAACAGGTGTCTTCATGAACGTAATGTGCGACAGGATATGCGCGTCATGGTCCTGTGTCGGAAACGCCTGTAGGTTCTCTTGAATCAACGCTCGAGCGTTCTCAATCGCCGGATCGGTAGGCTGCGGCGGTTTAGGTGTAGGTAAGATTGCCTCTATGTTCTGAATCCCCAGTGCCTGATACATCCTTCTGTATGCTTCAAACAGGTTGTGTAGCTGCGGATTCGACTGCGCCAACTGAAGCTGCGTCTGCGCTATTGCGATCCTCTGCGACAGAGAAAAGATATTCGGATCGGATACAGGAATAACATCGACACGGTCATCAAAGTCTTGCTGCTTGATGAAGGACTCTGCACCGTAAACATTATAGGGGTACATGGGTGGCAAAGATTCCTTGAATATCTTCGCCAGCATCCTGAATTCTTGCTTCTGAGCGTAGTGAAGCCGCTTATGAATAGCGGACATCACCCGTGAACCCCTCTCTAGAAGCGCCACCGTCGTCCCTACCGCCGCTTGTTGGTTGCCGTCACCAACCTGAAGATCCGCAATCGCCGCGAACCTCTGACCAGCCTCTACTACGAAGCTCAACAGAGAATACAGAGTCTGACTTGGCTCTTTGTAGGGAAGGGGCATCAGACTGTCGCGCAGAGCTCCCCCCGGAGCGTCAATGTCACGAAACTCGCCGGGAGACAGGGGCTCATCGGCATCACGAATGCGGATACCCCTAGCCTTAAATCCAGCGGGTAGATTCGCTAGGGTTCCAGCGTCAATCAGCTGCCGCATGATGGAGGTCGCGGAACGACCAAGACCCCCAATCATGTGGAGCAGGCCAAGGCCGTAGAAGCCTAGTCCTGGGAGGAACTTGTAGTGTGTGAAGTACTGATTCTTCTTATAATACTCATCGCCCTCGTTCCAGTTACGGCGAATCGACAAAACTTTGGAGCTGCCCTCATCTATCGTGACGATGTACGGGAGCTTAATGCCGGTCTCTTCCCCATCCAAAGGACTGACATGTTCAAATCCTTTTAGGTCGAGATTAATATGAAACTCTATGAGGGTGCAGTCTTCCCCATCAACGGTCTTCTCTACACCCACAAGCTCGCGTTCTTTCTCTCGCAAGCTGTCCTCTGACTCATACGGCGTCAGTTCTACGTCGCGGTAAAACCCAGCTGCCTGATTCTTGCGGACATTGTTGATGTCCATACGAACAACGTGAGCAATACGGGATGCGGACTCAAGATCCGTAGCATTGTACGGCACAACAAGATCATCCGCAGGCACGAACCGCGCAACAGCCCTGTCCAGCATGTCATCAAAGTAAATCTTCTTGAACGCGCTTCCAGCCAACGGAAGATAAAAGAGCATACGATCCGTCTCTGGGTCATACTCCTGCATAACATTCAGGATCTCGTAGTTCATGAAATCCTTAACGCGCTGTGCTTGATCTTCGGACTCTGGGGTGACGGCGCCTACGATCTGTGTGCGGACGGGACCAGATGAGGGCAGAAGTTCCTTATAAGCCTGCGATTGAAACTGCGTAACAGCCTCGGCAATAACGGGGTGCGTCACGCCACTGGAACCTCGAAACGGTTCCTCACGGTCTTCATACTTGATACCTAAGAGGTCAAGGCCGTCAGAGTAGGCGTCCTCCCACTCCTGTCGGCCAGACCTGTCTTCCTCGTAGAGATACAGAAGTTCTTGAGCAATGTCGTTGAGGTCACGCTCGTCCAAGAGCTCCGCAAGGTTCGCGTCTTGCTCTGTGAGCATCTCCTCTTGAATGGCGTCCTCAAAGTTAATAACGACAGAGCCATCCTCTTCTTCGATAATCTCTGTCGGATCCTCGAGTTCCTCAATCTCAATAGTATCTTCTTCCTCAAGAAGATTCTCACCTTGAGCGGGCATCGCGCCGTCTATTAAGGAGATAGGGGTCTCAGCCATGATTTTTCCTAACGACTCTTTAGCAGTGTGTTAACATCAGGAGGACTCGGAAGAGGACTTCCCTCGCAGCAGGGCTCCACATTTATGCCGCATCTCAAGCATTGTCTGTGCCCATGCACTTCAACAATCTGCTGAACAGAGGAACAGTGGGCGCAGTGTACCTGCTCTAACATTTCCACCTTCTTCTTGCCTGACGAATGCGGCTATTCGGATCATTCCTTGTTTTGGCAGAAGACCGTTTTAGCTGCCCCGCAGAACGCGCACAATAGCTCTTGCGCCTCTTGGCCGCCTTGCTGCCAGGCTTAACCTTTCCTGTCACCGCTGTCTTTAGTTTTGACCCAGGATTGGCTCTGCGATGCGCTGCAACGCCTTTCTTGGTCATCCCTGCGCCTTTCTTGGTAGGACGATAGTTGGCGCCCTTCCCCTTCGTGGTCTTACGAATAGCCTTCTGGCGCTTCTTAGCCACCCTACTCGTCCTCTGAATAGAGGTTATTAAACGTCACAGAAGGGTCGAGGTAGGAATCGTGAGACTCTGCCGAATGTGTCCATTGTGAGGGTGTAAAGTCGGGGGCCCCTTCGCCCGTCCGCCATAAAGCGGGACTCGTTGCACGAACTCTGTTATTCGGCAACG